ATTATGAGGAGGTAAGAAAATGAATCCTTCTTCATCAGCAATGAATTCACTCATTAGCTGGAAAAACTCAATCCATGAAGGGTTTGATTCGAATGGGTTAGTTTTCAGGGCTCTACCTTCGCACAAATCCACCACTTCAACTGTCGTGGCCCATAAATGTTGGAGTTTAGTTCTTAACTGTACTTCTATATCAAACCCTTTCCACTGATGAGATTCATCCTTGTCATAACAACTATAAACTCTATGGATACCACGGTAGCCGGTAGGTTTCGGAGTTCTTATATAATCCTTGACCTTAGATTTATGGGTCGTGCGACTTTTGTCTAACGAAGAATCTAATAAAAGCAACTCTTGTCTGTCCTCGACAATTACACGGCAACCACCAATATCGCTCATTCGGGTTACGGCAATAGAATTCGGCGTTTTACCATCAAGTGTTTTACGTCGTAACTTATCAATGATAGTCGGAAGACGTTTTAGTCTACGCGCAATGATAGCGTTTTTGTTTATTTTTTGCGCATGTTTCCACACGAGATTTTTAATAATCATCAAAGGGTACAGATGGGCTGCTCTATACTGCTGGATAATCTCGATTGATTTTTCGATATCACCATTTCCTTTTCGTATGCACTCCCCAGCTTTCTTGACCTGGGATTTAGTGTGTTCAAGTATGATTTTTCCTTTCTCATATTGTGCATTTGCCATTGGAACGCCTTCAAGTGACCGCTTGGATAATGGCACTATAACCCCCTGAAATGATTGACACAAAGGAACAGAATGAATGTGTGCATTCCGTCTGGTTTCTAAGTGTTCACAAAGCTTTTGACATCGAAACTGTGGAAATGTTTTGGCGGTGAGATGGCCGATGCTTATCTTCGGCTTACCTCTAAGGGCTGCAATTCACCTCACCCCAAAGCATTTCCTGCTGTCGTAGGGCTTTTCTGAAATAGTTGAATATGCGAAGATAAAGATGCTGAGAATTCATTCAGCAGACCCTCGAAAGAGGGGCGTGGAAACGTTAATGACTAAACATGATTTCTATTTCATGTCATTGCTGCTGTGGTATTGTGAACCAGTTACAGCGACACTGATTTTCATTACTATGTTAATCGTGAAGAAATACTGTTCATAATTTCTCACACATCCCCCTGGGTAACTGGGGGGAACCTAACTCTTCTAAGCAGTAATCAGCGTCATTTCCCTGTCAGTGTTGCCCATTCTCACGCCGTTCTCGCTCTCGCGCGGGGATAACCTCACACCAACCGGATCGCGCCTGGTGCTACGCCACGTTTACGTGTAGGGGTCTAAACAGGTCATTGACGCTGTAAGTGTTCATATTGTTAAAGAGCGGTATTACTTCAGCTACCCCGTTTGCAATGGTGATTGGTTTCGGTTTGTTCGCTGATGATGATTTGAATATACCTGTGAGTAATTTTCAAGTAAATACCCATGAGTATATTTTTATTTACTTATATGGCAATTGATTGCTTTTAATTGAAATTTATTAATCTTGGAGATGCGTGATATGCTCAGAAAAGCAACAGAGAGGGCCTGGTATGGAACGTGATGAGCTGGAAGAAGACCGAGCGGCATTCATCGCTGGCGAAATTGGCGGTGCAGTTGTCGAGTTGATAATCAACGGTGTGGTGATAAGTCGAGATGCGATTGTAGATAGCCTAGAGGCTAAGCGTCGCGCGGTGGGTAACGTGATCCACAAAGGTGTTTTACGGGATGCCGCTGCTATGGTGAGAAAAGGACAATAAAAACCCGGTTAAATGTTGTTATCTAGAAATTGCTCAGTCTGTTTCAACTTCCGACACCAAAAACTACAGTTTATTGTAAGCTATTGATTCATGTAATAATGCTTTTCCCATTATGTACAATTGATCCTGGTTTTCTTCAGTGACGTACCAGTCTTTGTACACCGGATTATCTGATAAAACTGCAAGCTGCAAACCCTGCATCTGCAAGCGCTTCACATGGAAGTGCTGTCCGAATACGAACGCATAAACACCATCTACCTTGAAGTTTCTTACCGAAACATCAAAAAACAACCTGTCTCCAGACTGTATAGTTGGGCACATGCTGTCGCCATCGACAGTCATCACTTTTACATCTTCCTGAGAACGATTTCCGAAAAGTGAACGAGCGTGCTCGGTGGTGAACTCAATGGCGTGTAGAACCTCAACAAACTCAGAGATCATAAAACATCCAGGACCAGCACTCACAGTAAGGTCGAGAACTTCTACACGATAATTGTCGACTTTGTGAGTGGGTACATCAACATCCATTTTTGAGGTAGGTCCAAGACCATCCATCCATCCCCGGCTGATTTTCAAAGCATCTTCAATCTGTCGAGCTGCCTGCTCCCCAATATTCCGCTTATTAGGTTTACCAACAGGGTAAAGCATCCGAGAAACAACAGTCGGATCAAGCCCTGCCTTTTCAGCAAACTCTCTTTGAGTCTTAAAGCGAGTCACCAACTCCTGAAGTTTGAGGCGTCGTAACTCGAAGATGTCAGGCGTTTCAGTTTTCATGATTTCATCTTACTTAAATTTACTTTGAGGTAAATAACTCCTGGGTATTGACTTGTGTTTACTTAAAGGTATATTTTCTTTCCAAGCACAGGAGGCGTTATGGAAACGTTAAGAAATTACCTAAACGCTTTGTCGCTCGAACAACAGAGGGAATTTGCATCACAGTGTGAAACCTCTCTTGAGTACTTGCGTAAAGCCATAAGCAAAAAACAAAAGTTGGGAGCTGCCCTATCTGTTTCTATCGAAACGCATTCTGGCGGCTCAGTTAGCAGGAAGAACCTTCACCCAGATGATTGGGAAAAGATTTGGCCTGAACTTGATCATAAAAAAACAGCTGCATGAAAGTAACCACAGCATTAAGAGGTGAGTCGTGGGTAATCAACCAGAGTGGAAAGTTGAAAAACAGCCTGCGTGGCTGGTGGCTGCGATCAGAAGAACTATCGCTGATTTACCTGGTGGCTATGAAGAAGCTGCTGAAATCCTTGGTGTATATAAATCTGATGACGTAACCCCGGCAACCGATCCACTGCATAACAGACTTCGTACTACTGGCGATCAAATATTTCCGTTGGGATGGGCGATGGTCTTACAGGCTGCTGGTGGATCAAACCATATCGCAAATGCTGTTGCCCGAAACTCGAACGGTCTATTTGTGCCGTTGGCAGATGTTGATGATGTTGATAACGCCGACATCAATCAGCGCCTGATGGAATCCATAGAGTGGATCGGCAGGCACTCTCAGTACATCCGTAAAGCTACAGCCGACGGAGTCATCGACGCCACTGAACGCGCTCAGATTGAAGAGAACAGCTATCAGGTTATGACCAAATGGCAGGAACACCTGACGCTGTTATTCCGGGTCTTTTGTGCCCCTGATGAGGTTGCCAGACCCCCAGACTAATCAGTCTATGCCCGGCTCACAGACGTGACGCAGGAGGGCTTATGTATCAGGACGAATATTTTCACGTGACTATGCCCACGGTTTTTTCTCGTGAGGATGCCCCGTGGATTAAACAGCAGTTAGCAACACTCCCGGCTGGTATGCGGGAAAAAATCGCGGCGGCTTATGCGCAGGCGTACCAAGAGGCGTTCGACGCAGAACCGGTGTCTTTCCGGCAGCAGAACGCAGCACGACGAACGGCAAACCGCCGATTGCGAGAGTTTTGCACGAGATATACCCCAGCGGTCAGGGGATATACCTCGCTCCCACCCAGGGTATGAATTTTTGCAACCGGGTTGGGGGAAAGGGGGCGGTGTTGGGTTTTAGCCCGAAGGGCTGGAACAGCTTTACCAGAAAAGAACGATCTAACAGAAAGATCACTGTATGGGGTTAAAACGTCGCTTGGGAATCCAGACGTTTAGCCATCCAAAAGGAGATAAAATGATTTATTCAGACGCTAACGAAAAATGGGCCCCTGTTCCAGTTGAGCTTTATTCAAAAGCTTATGAGGTCAGCAATCTTGGCCGTGTTCGCAGCATTCCACGGCTGGCTAACTCTGAATATTTTATTCGTCACATTCACGGCGGTTTTCTCAAAGGCCGCATGCGTAAAGACGGTACCAAAACGGTTACGTTGTCTGTTCAGCGTCAGCGCGAGAAGTTTGTCATTGCCGAGCTGGTTGCTAAAGCATTCGGGGAGGTATCAGTCGATGCTTAACATCCAGCCACGCGAGAAACAGATCGTCGCACTCAACATGCTGCGCGGCGCATGGAAGCAGAATAATTCGTTCATGCTCTATGCCCCGGTTGGTTTCGGCAAAACGGCTATTGCCGCGCTGATCACTGATGGCTTTGTCAGCCGCGAAATGCGCGTAATGTTTGTGGCCCCGTATACCGTTCTGCTGGACCAGACCGCCGCCCGATTCATGGAGTATGGCCTTCCTGGCGAAGAGATCAGTTAGGTCTGGCGTGATCACCCGTCATATAACCCGACAGCGCTTATTCAGATTGCCAGTGCCGATACGCTTATTCGCCGTGAATTCCCGGACAATATCGACCTGCTGATCGTTGACGAAGCCCACCTGAAGCGCAAAAAGCTGCTGGAAGTTATCGACAACCTGACCCGCAACACAAAAACGAAGGTGGTCGGTCTTTCCGGTACTCCTTTCGCCAAGTTCCTGGGCAATTACTATCAGCGCCTGATTAAGCCAACAACGATGAAGGAGCTGATCGCGATTGGCGCACTGAGCAAATACGAATTTTACGCGCCGTCACATCCCGATCTCTCTGAGGTGGAAACGTCTTACGTTGCTGGGTATGGGAGCGACTACAAGGAAGGTCAGCTCAGTAAGGTTATGAGTGAAGCCAAGCTGGTTGGCGACATCGTGAAAAACTGGCTGGAGAACGGGCAGGATCGCCCAACAATCTGTTTCTGCGTTGATGTGGCCCATGCGAACTACGTCACGATGGAGTTTTCCCGCGCCGGAGTGACCGTTGAAGTCATGACGGCAAGCACACCCCATGATGAACGTCAGTTGACTATTCGTCGCTTCGAGCAGGGCATTACCAAAATCATCATCAACGTTGGTGTACTGGTTGCCGGTTTCGACAGTGATGTTCGCTGCATCATCTTTGCCCGACCGACTAAAAGTGAAATTCGCTGGATTCAGACGCTCGGGCGTGGATTACGTGCGGCCCCTGGCAAAGATCACTGCCTCATCTTTGACCACAGCGGCACAGTCAACAAGCTGGGTTATCCAGATGACATTGAATACGACTATCTCCCTTCGTCATCTGACGGCATGGAAGAAGCGCCGCAGCGTGTTACCAAGACCGACGAGCCGGAGAAACTGCCGAAAGAGTGCAGCCAGTGCCATTACGTGAAACCTGCCGGAATTTATATCTGCCCGAAATGTGGTTTTAAACCGCTGGCCGGAGAAGACGTTGAAACGGATAAATCCCGTGGACTGACAAAGGTCAGCAAAGCGGAAGTTAAATATACCCCAGAGCAGAAGCAATCCTGGTGGTCTCAGATTCTTTTCTATCAGCGTACCCGCGCAGCACAGGGACGCCCTGTCAGTGACGGATGGTGTGCTCATACCTATCGACAAAAATTCGGTGTGTGGCCGAGAGGGTTACATAACACCCCGCAGCAAATCACACCTGAAGTAACGAATTTCATCAAATCAAAACTTATTGCCTTCGCGAAACATAAAGAGAAACAAGGGGAAGCCGCATGAATACCAAACAAGCCGCAATTGGTCGCTGGGCTGAGATATATAAACACTACGGCCTTCCTGGAATTACCGGGAAAAACCACCTTAAAGGGGAATGCCCTTTGTGTGGTCGTAAGGGGAAATTCCGCTGTGACAATAAAAACGGTACCGGGTCATACATCTGCGTGTGTGGTTCAGGCGATGGCTGGGCGCTGCTGACAGCAAAAACAGGGAAAGAATTTAAGATTCTGGCCTCTGAGATAGACAGGCTGATCGGCAATGAATACAGCGCAGACCGTACCAGTATAAATCCTGTACGCACATCGCTGGCGCAGCAGCGTGAGAAGGTAAGCCGTAAATTTGCAAAGCTCATCCCGCTACGTGGAACTACCGCAGACAGTTACCTGAAGGGGAGAGGGCTTAACTCTCTTCCCGCCGAGAGTGTCAGATTCTGCGATAAACAGCCGGTAGACGGTAAAAACCTCCAGGCTATCTACGCGCTGGCGACGGACGATAAAGGCGAGCTTTGCTACCTGCACCGCACCCTGCTTGATGGGGATAAGAAAGCGCAAACAGGCGGAGCAGCCAAGAAGATGATGAAGCTGCAAGAGGATAGTTACCTTGAGTTTGCCAAATCCGTCGCTATTCGCATATTCCCCGCATCCTCCACGCTGGGCATTGCTGAAGGCATCGAAACCGCACTGGCCTGCCATCAAATCACCAAGTGCAATACCTGGGCAACGATGAATACCGCCTTCATGAAGAAGTTCCGCGTTCCTGCCGGGGTAAAGAACCTGATTATTTTTGCTGATGCTGACTCAAACGCTGCCGGGCATGCTGCCGCATTTGAATGTGCTGCTGCCAACCTGCATGCGAAGAACGATCTGGAGACTGTATCCGTCCGCTGGCCTGCACAGGGTGACTTTAACGATCTGCTGCTAAATGGCTCCGAAGTATTCGAATGGGTATTCCACAGGGGGATGAAGCAGTGAAGAAGCCAGCCAGACAAAAACTAAAGGTGTACAAGCCCAAGGCATGCGCTCAGTGCGGAAAGACTTTCACCCCGGATCGTAACCTGCAGAAAGTGTGCGGCCCTCGCTGTGCGATTGACTACAACCGTGCGCTGAAGGCCAAAAAGGCTGAAGCAGAGAGAAAGGTCAGTCTGAAGATTCGCAAGAAGGCTCTCCAGCCTCGTGGGTACTTTGTCAGTAAGGCGCAGACAGCGTTTAACGCTTTCATTCGCGAACGTGATGAGGGGAAGCCTTGCCCGTCTTGCGGCACATATCACCCTCCGATGATTTTTGGCGGTCAGTGGGACTGTGGTCACTTCCTCAGTGTTGGATCACGTCCTGAACTTCGTTTTGAAGAAAAGAATGCCTACCGCCAGTGCAAGGCCTGCAACGGTGGTGCTGGTAGGTTTACAGCCAAAAATAAAACGGTGCATGACCGCTACAGAGCAACGCTGATCGAATGGTTTGGTTCTGAGCTGGTGGAATGGCTGGAAGGTCCACACGAGGCGAAACACTACTCACGAGAAGAGCTTGAAGAGATTGCGGCTACTTACCGCCGTAAAAACCGCGAACTGAAAAAGCAGAGGGCAGCATGATTTCTATACCGTTAACAGCTGAAGATGGAAGCACCATCTGCGCATATATTCGTTCCATCCACAAAGGATATAGCGGCCCGGTATTTGTCAGTCTACATCGACTAGAAGAACTACATATGTCGATGAGCAGAAAAGTTGTTTTAAAAGCACTGAGCAAGGCGAGCAAATACGAGAGGTCAGTATGAAATACGATCTTATCTACTGCGATCCGCCGTGGGAATACGGAAACAGAATCAGCAACGGTGCGGCCTGTAATCATTACAGCACTATGAGCATGGAAGAACTTAAACGACTTCCCGTCTGGTCACTGGCTGCTGAAAACGCTGTACTGGCGATGTGGTACACCGGAACCCATAACCGAGAAGCTGTAGAACTGGCTGAATCATGGGGATTCAGGGTAAGAACGATGAAGGGCTTTACGTGGGTGAAGCTGAACCAGAACGCTGCTGATCGCTTCAATAAGGCGTTGAGCACTGGAGAGCTGGTGGACTTCAACGATCTGCTTGAAATGCTGGACCGTGAAACCCGTATGAACGGTGGCAACCATACCCGCAGTAATACAGAGGATGTGCTGATCGCTACCAAGGGAACGGGCTTACAACGCGCCAGCGCATCTGTAAAACAGGTTGTGCATACCTGCTTGAGCGAACATAGCGCAAAGCCGTGGGAAGTAAGGAACCGACTGGAACAATTATACGGCGATGTGAAAAGAATCGAAATATTCGCTCGGGAAGAATGGAACGGATGGGACCGCTGGGGAAATGAGTGCAACAACAGCGTCGAATTAATTACAGGTCAGATAAAAGAGGTGAACAATGCCGCGTGATATTCAACTGGTACTGGAACGCTGGGGAACCTGGGCGACAAGTGAAGGAACTCAGGTTGACTGGTCACCTATCGCAGCCGGGTTCAAAGGGCTCCTTCCGGCAGTGAGTAAATCCCGAGACTCATGTTGTGACAATGACGGAATGATCGTTGATACGGCTGTTGGGATGTTAAGGCGGGCCGGAAGGGACGACGAACTGAACCTGATTATGCTGCATTACATGTATAATGTCTCTAAGTCGACAATTGCCAGACAACAGAAATGTTCCGAAGGGAAAATAAGAAACCGGCTGATGATTGCAGAAACGTTTATTGATGCCTGCATCATCATGACAGGGTCTAAATTAGAAATGGATGACTGGGCCCATAAAATAGAAATAGATAAAGTTGCGTAAAAGACTATTCGTTACGAATTTTACCTATTAATATGTTAAGAGTGGTCACTTAGACACAAACTTAAAAGAATTTGAAACCTCGCTTCGGCGGGGTTTTTATATTTAAATAGATAGTGCTTGCTGAGTAATTGAACCAGAGTTATCTGTATGTCACGCAAAAAAATAAGGTAAAAAGACATGCTAAATCAGCAGGATATGACGGAAACGGCAAAGGCTGTTTTCAATGAATTAAGCGATAAACCGGCTACGGCTGGGGGGCGTTGGCAGAAAAACCCACCCA